CTTACCTTCCTCCGGTTGGCTGAGTATGTGCTATAAAATCAGCTCTATCTTTAAATACCCCAGGTCTTTGTGATTCATACATCCTAAACTGCTTTTCTAAGTCAGGGGGCAAGCTAGCTCCAGATTTAGGTGAACCAGCTGAAGTAGGTAAAGGCTGAACCTGTGACTTATTTAAGAAGTTATCCACTCCCTGTTCCTGAAACGACTTCTTATCCTGGTCATATCTAGCACCTTTAACCTGTAAGATAGTCTTTTCCCAGGTTTCCTTCTTACCTCTTTCCTGTAAGGGTAACTGCATCATTACAGTCCTGATGTCCTTCTCAAAACCCTTTACATCATCTCGGGCTAGTATCTCATTCTCATTCTGGAATGCCGACCTTGAAAGGTTTTCTCTTTGCTCGGCCATTGCATTAAATATCATAGCTTCCCTGTAACCTAAGGGCATCTTAGCTAGTTGTAACTGAGTAGGGTCAGTAATAGGTTGATTAGTATAAGGGTCATACATAGGTGCTGTATCATATGCACCTGGCTGTCCTGGTTGCAGTTGCTGATTAGCCTGTGCGTTCTTACCTATATCAGTCTGTACCAAGCTTCCCTTTTCATCTAAGGTGTACATCCCTTGAGACTGGGATTCTAAGTTCTGCTTTGCCTGATTAAAGGCATTCTGTGTCTTACCATAAGTTGATTCTATTTCTGTATAACTTTTAGCTGCCGCATCTGTGTCTTTCCAGCCCTTCTTTGCTGCCAAATCTTGGTAATGACTAGCTACTGGTTCTGTAGGTGCGGGTGCTGGAGCTACTGGCTCAATAGGTTTCCCTGTTGAGGGCTTCGGGTCTACATTTGGGTCTAATACCATGATACACTCCTTCTTTTAGGGGCCAGTTAAGGTTATCCCTGTTAAGACGAGCTCTTCTGAGTTGTCGTCTGTAATACTTTGCTACTGTCCTTGCCCCATTCGTGAAGCAATTTGTGCAAGTACCTGAGGTGGTAATCCACCATTACCTCCCCCTTGCGGTTGTTGACCTGGCTGACCTGGTTGTCCTTGCTGTCCAGGTGCTCCCTGTGGCTGTTGAGGTTGTGCTGCTAATGGGTCAAATGGATTCATTTTGATAAATTCCTGTATATCTTCAAACCCTAACCAAAGACCAATTCTCTTGGCTATACCCTGATAATTGGTTATCATTTGTAAAGGTGGTATCTTAGCGGTCATCTCTGCGAACTTCATAAGCTTGTCTATATTCTGACCCTTTTCGATAGATTCAGATAAGCCAGTACAGTAAAAGTTAACCTTACCTATAATCTGGCGAGGAGATAACTCATAGATACTATCTACTAAGCCAAGTTTCTGCTTATCTTCCTGTGATGCCACCAACTCTATCATCATGGGTTTAGTAACATTCTGCCTGGTCATTAAGAACGCTCTATTAGCTGCCCTTCTTATCCCCATCATTTCCATCATAGCAAGGTCTGGTCTTAGTTTCTGTATACTCTGAGAAAGCATTAACTGCATCCCACCTAAAGTATCATGCATTTGCTTCTTATCTGCTGCTGGGTTTAAAGATGTAGTTGCCCCAGTAACCTCTCTATGGTCATTAACAGCTGTTTCTTCTTCTTTGTAATCATCAGGGGTTAATGGTATGGGTATATCAGGTACTGCTGCTCTTGCTGTATCAGTACAAGGTCTCCATAACCCTGGGACATTAGAAGTAAGATGCTTCTTCTTAATCTTCTTATCTGTAGAATTATACCAACCTCCACCCCTGGATATCTTCTTCTTAATATCTGTTCTTGTATTGATTACGTTATTAGCGCGGTCTTCAGAATCCCCACCAGTTTGGGCTAAGCCAATACCATAATAGGAAGGTTTCTCATCTTCGGTCCAGATAATATGAAAGAGTGGACTTTTCTTATCCCATCTGGGATTATCCCACTTTCTAAGGATATGGCGTCGGTTGACTATAGTAATCCACATAGACTTCTTTTCTGCCTTCTTATCTTCCTCATCCTTATAATAACCCCAGTAGTGTAATAACTCTATAGATGGGTTCTTCTCATCATAAAAGATACCGTCTTTCATTAATCGCTTCTTATCTTCTTCCTTAGCCTTATACTTATCCTTACGGATATCTTCCATGTTTTCAAAGCTTTGATAACCAAGCTTCTGGGCTTCCCTCTCCCGTTCCTCCAGGTCGCCATAAGTAACAAACTCCTGCTTGATAACAGGCAAGTCATCATCATCACTTAGCTTATTAGGGTGAATTCTCCATGCGTATATATTAGCCTTTCTTACTCTATACCTATCTTCTACTACCTTAGTCTTAGATTCTACAGTCTGAATACTCTTAGTCCCATACTTAGTAGAACGAACATTATCGTTCTCATCAAGAACATTAGCTCCAGTTTCTGCATCCACCATAGGCCGATAGTCATCTACTTCCTTATCTACCCGTTCTGATACTGGTTCAGTCCTGATATACCAGTCATCTTCCAGGAATCCAGTACCATAGATAGCCGCACTTCTCATGCTAGATAAGAATTCCTTGCTGAACATCCCTATCTTAAACCAGTGGGCTACTAAAGACTTAGCTAGGATAGCTTGGAGTTCATCCCTGACTTCTGTAGCATCTGTTTCTATAGGAGCGCTAGTAGGAAATAACGCACTATGGAATCTTGCTACTAGGGTTTTCTCTGCCTGCCAGGTTAGCTTCTTATGAAACTGGGCTTGCCACTCTTTATCCCGTTTTGGCGGTTTACCCCACCATCGGTCATAGAAAGTCTCAAACTCAGCTAGTTTGGTTCCCCAGTGGAAATCCCAGGAATCCCAGGATTCGGTGACATACTTAACACAGGGATTTAACTCTTTATCTGGAGTTCCATCAGTAGCACCTTTGGTATCATAATGTTTCTTAGTTCCCTTAGCCATGGTTACCTCTCGTAGTGTGAGTTCTTCTTCTTAGACTTCTTCCGTTTCTTAGACTTCTTAAGTCCTGCCTTAGGGTCTAGTAAGTTGGGAAAGTTAGCACTAGTCATTGGAACGCCCATTAGAACGGTATCCTTCCTTGTAACATAGCACCGAACTCGGGCTTACCAGACTGACCAGAAGGTTTCATGAATGGTCCACCCTGGATATTAGCCTTACCCGCCCTACCCTGTAACATAGGAAGCATGTTCTTCATGATTAACTGCCACTGCTTCTTCTGGTTTATCTGCTTCATCATCTTCTGTAAGTATTGCATTAAGGCTTGCATCTCCGCGTTTGATTCTATCCCTACAGTCTTATTGCCCCCAGAAGGAGCTTCAACCATAGGAGTCTTCTGTTGATAGGCATTGCCAGGTTCGTTGAATATAAAGGTTCTAGGTGATGGGCTTATATTACCCTGAGGCTGTCTGCTTAATCTTATAGCATCAAGGATGTTACGTTGTAGGTCATTCTGTGCCATAACTATTCTCCGTTACTTCTGATTGGCTATAGGTTCTTGTCTCTGCCATTTCCTAAATGTTTCCCCAGTATCTTCTTCATCATCCATGAACTTGATATCCCTTAGTGGTCCTACTACTTTATAATGTATGTCTCCAGTAGTCTCATCTTTAGATTCTGCTCCAGTAAACTCATTAACCGCAAAGTATTCTATGGTGTTCATAAGATGTTCATAGAAGCCATCTCTGAAGGGGAGTTCCATAATATGCGGATTGAATACCTGGCCCTGTTTCTTTACTGGGTAATGATAACCACCTAGAAAGCCATCTATAATAGTTCTACATTCCTCATCTACTTGTAATGATGGTATGCCTTCTATCAGAGTCGCCATCTTTCTTTCTATAATTTCCTTGCGTTCTCTGTATGTAGAAAACTTAGAACCTACGAAGATTCCCATGGAAGCAAGTATCTCTACAGAAGTAAGTTCGTTCTTATCCGACTTCTGATTACCCGCTGGGTCTCCATAGTCAATCCACTTAGCATTAGGATACCACTCATTACACTTTACCTTGACATATTCCCCAAATTGGTTAATTGTAATATCAGTACCCAAGATTTCTTTTAGTATCAACCAGCGACCTTTAGCGTCTATTTGATGAATAGAACAAGCAGGATGTCTAAATCCATAATCCCAAGCCCTGAATAGTGGTTTTTCTGTATTATGAGTCAGTTTATTCTTATGCCAGACTTCTTTGAAACCTGGATAGAATGGTGTACCATCGGGAGTAAAGCCATAATCTCCCATAAGATATTTCTTCTTCCAAGAATCTGGGAGTTTCTCTAAACTAGATATATAGCCCTTTGGGAGATATTTAGAGTTCTCATAAGTAGAAGCATGGAAAGTTTCATAGTATGGGTCTATGTTCCCCTCAAACTGTTTATGAATCCAATGGTCAGTATTAGGTGGATTACTAGTTAACCACCCACATTGTCTTGGTACAGTAGCTAAACTGAGCCTACCCTTAAGTCTCTCAAAGATGTTTTCCTGTACTTCTTCGGCTTCATCAATATAGAAAAAGCCCAAATTAAGTGAACCTAACCCAGTTTCATCTTTTAGTTCTCTGAATAATACTTCGCTTCCATTAACCAGAACTAGATAATGTTCTGTCTTATTATACTTTGCTATGAGATTTTCAGGGCAGATTTCAAAGAAAGTGCGGATAGTAGTATCTCTTAAGTCAGAATAATCTTTACGACCTATCAGACCTCGATTACCTGGATAATCTAAGAGTTGTCTTAAAGCTTCTTGACAGCCAGCATAAGTCTTACCAGCTCGCCAAGCTCCAATGTATAATCTATATTTAGCTTTGGATTTATGGAAATCACTCTGCTTCGGTTCTGGGCAGTAGTCTATCTCCATATTTGTATGTGATGTGTATGTTGGAAGCATTCAGTCCTTTACCGAATCCGCTAGGGTTAAATTCCTTGGCGATTTGTAACAGTCTATCTAAATGTTGGAAGGAACCAGATTGTGCATATTTCTCTAACCATAAGAACCAATGACCACGACGCTTTAATACTTCGGTCTTACAATATTCTGAAAGCCATTCTGAGAAACCAGCTTCTTTGGTCCACCGATAATATTTACCACGATTATCATTCCCCATTGTCTTACAGGCTTCAGAAATGTTTCCCAAACTTTTTATATATTCATCAGCAAATACAAGCTGTTCTGCTGTTGGATTAAAGTTTGTATTATTTTGTAAATCTATAGGTTTGACTTTATCATTCATAATTCTTTGGAAATAAAAGGGTTAGATAAAAAATTAGGCTAATAATTAAATCATTAGATAATGAAATAATTAGATAATTAAATC